ATTACCTAACTAGCTAAATGCCTGTCATTCAGATAAATAGCCATTTGTTCCAGAAGCAAACAAAAGGATGGAGAATACGTAGGGCAGACATGCCGGAATTACCGCCTTATGAAAATAATCAAGGAAAAGTTGTTAAAGACAACGGATGTTCGGAAAGACTTGGACTATTGTTGATGGTAAACGTGTTTGGTGCAATAAATAGTATAATTAAAGGAATAAATTGTGGCAGTTATCCAAATCTCAAGAATACAACATAGACGCGGTCTAGAAGCAGATTTGCCCAACCTAGCAAGTGCAGAACTAGGATGGAGTGTTGATACACGTAAATTGTACATTGGTAATGGCACAATTGAAGAAGGTGCACCGAGTTTAGGTAAGACTGAGATTTTAACTCAGTACAGTATTCTAGACTTTGAAACTACCTATGCAGGAAACATTACTACCCTGCAAGGCAACGTTGCCACACTAACCAGCAACGTAGCAACAATACAAAACACCCTAGCGAATCTTGTATTAACTCCAACCACTACAAACTTGACTAGTTCTAGTTCGGGTACCATTACAGCATTCTCCGGAAATACCGCAACCATGCGCTATGTGGCCACACAAGGCACAGCACGCCGTTACGGAACACTAACAATCAATCACTACAATTCAACACCTACCTATGTCGACGAATATACAGAAACTGCATCAACTGACCTAGTGTTAAGCATCACATCGAACTTGACCTACGCAAACGTTAATTATACAACAACCAGTGCGACAACTTTCTCGTACGAATTTCAAACCTATTAAGCAGTAAATGTGGAAACTAAAAGCTGACGAGCGTCTTGCTCGTTGGCGTGAATTTCGAAAATCGCTAGACTCCCTGCCCTTGGAAAAAGCTGTCCAAGAAGTAGCTGACTTCTGGACTGGGTGTCCATTCACGCCTTATTATTTAGATTTAGATCGACCCGAAGAATGGCCAGATCCCTGGACATTAATTGAAGAAAACTATTACTGTGATATTGCATTAGCCGCGGCAATGTTATATACTGTATACTTTACTGAGCATAAACCCCAAGTAGAATTACGTGTCTACTACGACCCCGAAACTCGAGTCTATTATAATTTAGCTTGGGTTGCTGAAGGAAAATATGTACTTAATATGAATGAGGGCGAGGTAGTAAATAAAACACAAATCGCAGAACAATTAGAGCTTCGTCAATGTTACGGAGAGCAAGAACTAAAATTGAATAGTTATTAAGAGGAATCAATGAGTCAAATACAAGTTACCAAGCGTGATGGCCGCAAAGAGCCATTGGATTTAGAAAAATTACATAAAGTTGTTTTTTGGGCTACTAAGGACATTACAGGGGTAAGTGCAAGCGAAGTAGAAATCAAAAGCCACATTCAATTTTACAACGGCATTAAAAGCACAGACATTCAGGAAACTCTAATCAAGAGTGCAGCTGACTTAATCAGCGAAGAAACTCCTAACTATCAATATGTTGCTGGCCGCTTGTTGACATATCATATTCACAAGTTGGTCTACGGCGACTACAAGCCTTGGCCCTTGCTACAGTTGGTCAAGCGCAATACTGAAATTGGCTACTACACACCTGAACTGTTGCAAAACTTTACCGAAGACGAAATTAATGAACTCGACGCTTACATCAAACACGAGCGTGATGAAAACTTTGCCTATGTGGCCATGGAGCAATGGCGTGGCAAGTACCTAGTACAGAATCGTGTCACTGGTGAGTTATATGAAACACCACAAGTAGCATACATGATGATTGCCGCGACCCTGTTCATGGCATATCCACGTGAAACACGTATGCGTTGGATCAAGGACTATTATGATGGTATTAGCAATTTTGATATTAGCTTGCCTACCCCTGTTATGGCAGGTGTTCGTACTCCGCAAAAGCAGTTCTCCAGTTGTGTTCTTATTGAGTCTGATGATAGTCTTGATAGTATCAATGCCACTGCTAGTAGTATCGTTAAGTACGTATCACAGAAAGCCGGAATTGGTATCGGAGCCGGACGAATTAGGGCTTTGGGTTCGCCTATCCGTAACGGGGATGCGTACCATACGGGCATCACACCGTTCTTGAAACTGTTCCAGGCTGCTACACGCAGTTGCAGTCAAGGCGGAGTACGTAATGGTGCAGCCACTATCTATTATCCTCTTTGGCACTACGAAATCGAAGACCTGTTGGTGTTGAAAAACAACAAGGGCACAGAAGACAACCGTATCCGTCAAATGGACTATGGTGTGCAGTTCAACAAGTTAATGTACGAACGCTTGATCACTGGCGGTAACATTACTATGTTCAGCCCACATGACTTGCCTGAAATGTATGAAGCATTCTACAACGACCAAGACAAGTTTAAAGAACTCTACGAACGTGCAGAACGCAATACCAAGTTGCGTAAAAAGTCTATCCCGGCAGCAGAATTGTTTGCCAAGTTCATGGGCGAACGCAAGGACACAGGTCGCATCTATTTGATGAACGTAGACCACGCTAACACTCATTCGCCGTTTAAGGAAAAGATTGCTCCAGTTAAGATGAGTAACCTTTGCACTGAAATTGACTTGCCAACTGTACCATTGAATGACATCAATGACGAAAATGGTCGTATTGCATTGTGTACACTCAGCGCACAAAACTGGGGCAACGTCAAATCACCACAGGACTTTGAACGTATGTGTACACTCAGCGTTCGTGGCTTGGATGCGCTGTTGAGCTATCAGAACTATCCAGTTAAGGCAGCTGAACTAAGCACACGTGAATATCGTCCATTAGGTAACGGTATCATTAACTTTGCCTACTTCCTGGCCAAACACGGTGTTACCTACAGCGATCCTGCTGCATTGGCATTGGTTGATGAATATGCCGAAGCCTGGAGCTACTACTTGATCAAAGCGTCAGCAGACCTGGCCAAAGAACAAGGCCCTTGTGAAGCATGGCAAAACTTGAAGTATGCTGATGGTATTTTGCCTGTTGATACTCGCAAGAAAGAAGTTGACGAATTAGTCGAACACCAAGAGCGTATGCCTTGGCGTGCTTTGCGTGAACAGATTCTTACACACGGAATCCGTAACGCAACACTAATGGCATTGATGCCAGCGGAAACAAGCGCACAGATCTCTAATGCCACAAACGGCATTGAGCCTCCACGTAGCTATGTGAGTATTAAACAAAGTAAGCATGGCGTATTGAAACAGGTAGTACCTGAATACCGTAAATTGAAAAACAAATACGAATTGTTATGGGACCAAAAATCTCCAGAAGGCTACTTAAAAATTTGTGCAGTATTGCAAAAATGGATTGACCAGGGAATTAGTACCAACACTTCGTATAATCCACAACACTACGAAGATGAAAAGATTCCAATGAGTGAGATGCTCAAGCACCTGCTAATGTGCTACAAATATGGAACTAAACAACTTTACTATTTCAACACCTACGATGGCCAAGGCGAAATTGATGTGGACAAAATGTCAGCCGCAGCCGCTATGCCATTAGAGCAAGAACCTTTAGACCAAGAAGACTGCGATAGCTGTGTAATATGAAAAACTTCAAGACATACTTAAGTGAAGCAGAAGCCAATCGGTTAAACGACGATTGGTTTGCTGATGGGTTTAAAACTTACAAACGACCAGCACCAGAAAAGTACGAGATTGCCAAGCAAGATGGCTCTTTACAAACGCTAGAAGGTCCTGTAAAATACAAGGCTGGCTACTACATACTGACTGGTCCCAAAGGCGAGCAGTATCCTATTCCTCCAGAGAAGTTTGCCGAACTCAAAGATGATCAAGGCAACGGTGTTTGCACACCCAAGAAGATTATGAAGGTAGCTAAACTTGCCGACCATGATGGTGTTGTGAATACCAGCTGGGGCGAACCATTAAACTACACAGCCGGCAACGATTACATTGTGCGTCATGGTCCCAATGACTATGGCGTGGTAAAGAAAGATATCTTTACACAAACCTACGAGAAAGCATAATATGAGCGTTTTTAACATCAACAACAAAAAGAAACATACCGAAGCACTCATGTTCTTGGATCCAAGTGGTCCAGTAACTGTGCAACGCTACGAAACACTAAAGTATCGCCAGTTTGACAAACTAACAGACAAGCAGTTGGGATTTTTTTGGCGCCCTGAAGAAATTGATATCATGCGTGATGCCAAGGACTTTAAGGAACTAACACCTTTTGAACAACACATTTTTACCAGTAACCTAAAACGACAAATCCTATTAGATAGTGTACAAGGACGCAGCCCAAGTCTGGCCTTTTTGCCGTTGGTATCAATTCCAGAACTAGAAACCTGGATCACTACCTGGGCGTTTAACGAAACAGTACACAGCCGCAGTTATACACACATCATTCGCAATGTCTACAGCAACCCCAGTGAAATCTTTGATGGCCTAATGGACATTGAACCTATTGTTAACTGCGCTAAAGATATCAGCAAGTATTACGATGATGTAATCGAGTACGGTAGCTTCTACAACTTGTTAGGAGCCGGTACACACACTATCAATGGCAATGAATATAAAATTGATACGTATGAACTCAAGAAGAAACTATGGCTAGCTATTAACAGCGTAAATGCACTAGAAGGTATTCGTTTCTATGTGAGTTTCGCTTGCTCTTGGGCTTTTGCAGAGCTTAAGAAGATGGAAGGTAATGCTAAAAACATTAAACTTATTTGCCGTGATGAAAACATCCACTTGGGTAGTACGCAGACATTGATTAAATTGTTGCCGCAAGATGACCCAGACTTTGCACGTATCCGCGAAGAAACTCGCGCAGAATGTGAAGCCATGTTCTTGAGCGCAGCCAACCAAGAGAAGGAGTGGGCCAAGTACCTGTTCAAAGATGGTTCAATGATTGGATTAAACACACAGTTATTGAGCGAGTATGTGGATTGGTTAACCTGCAAGCGTATGACAGCCGTGGGATTGAACTGCGGCATGAAACCCGGGTCAAATCCACTTCCTTGGACACAAAAATGGATTGCTGGAGCAGAAGTTCAAGTGGCTCCCCAGGAAACTGAGATAAGTAGTTATGTAATCGGTGGAACCAAGCAAGACGTGGACTCTAGCACGTTCAGTGGTTTCAGCCTATAAGGAAACTACCATGACAATTAAAGAAACAAGAACCTACACACCTCCAGCTGGACACACAAATGTCGTTACCATAGCTGACTGGGCAGATACATTGAATCCTGAAGATAGAACTAAATTCTTCACAGGATACATTTTTCAAAACTCTAAAGAAAAATCTTTCACTGCATTGAGAAAATTAGCAATCAATGATCTGGGCAATGGAACAAAGATCTACGAATGGGACAGTCAAGAGACAATTGACAAATGCGGAGTTGATGCCAACTACGCAGCCTACCATGCTAGATATCTACAAGAAACCGGTATTACATATAACGTAACAACAGAAACAATATGATCACAGTATATTCAAAAAGCAACTGTCCATTCTGCGACAGAGCAAAGGCTCTATTGGAGAGCAAAGGCGTGGAATTCACAACAATCAGTATCGAAGAAGATCAAGACGCACGTCGACATCTTCTAGACATGGGATTGCGTAGTGTTCCACAAATTTTCAACGGCACAACTCTCGTCCCTGGTGGCTATCAAGGCATCGCTGGCAAAGACGAGGCATTCTGGACAACATTAAAAGGTTAATATGTTAGTAAGTCAAAAATACGCATTAGGTGATGTAGTGAGTTTCAAAATGGTCAATGGTGATGAGCTAGTGGCTAAAATTTTAGAGGAAACAGATGCAGGATTTTCTGTGTCTGCGCCTTGCACAGTTATGCCAAGTCAACAAGGCCTGGGACTACTGCAAAGTTTACTCAGTGCAAAAGAAGACTGTAAAGTTTTCCTAAGCAAGCAACACGTTATGTTCCATGCAGAATCGCTAGAACAAATGAAAGCACACTATCTTAAGACCACTACTGGTGTTGAGATTATTCCTAAACAGAAAATTATTGTCTAATATGGCCATACCAGCACTTGTTACACATGATTCTACAGCACAAGGCGATCCTGTTGCAGGACGTTCTAGTACTGTTAGCTTTGAAGGCTTTGCACCTGCACGAGTAGGTGACAGAACTCAACATGGTGAAACAATTACTGGTCCAGGTTTTCCTAATGTCAGCATCGAAGGCAAGCCTTTAGCTGCGATTGGGGACATGACTACTGCTAGCGTTAGGAAAAATAGAAGTCAATACTGGGGCCCGGGCCCATTGGTAGGTGGTGCCAGCACCATCACAGCAGGAAAGTAAATGGCCAATACCTCTACACTTTTGGTTGCCGCAAGCAACTTAACCAGTAATGTGGGGCTAGCGCCTAATACTGCTATGTTGACCTTGTGCAATACTGTAACCGGATATCCCCTAGTCAGTAACTATGCCAACCTACAGCCCGGCACAGCCTACGGAAACATACTTGCCACCAACAGTTTTAGCGTTACCAGTTTGGGACTGCCATTATTTGTAGCTAATGCAAATACAACGGTGGCTAACATTAAAAGCCAAGCAAGTAGCATCATGCCAAACATTGCTGCATTTGCAACAACGTTTTTATCAGCCAGCACGTTTGCAACCTATGCATACAGTACCTACCAGTCGTTGAATGAATTCAACAGTAAATCATTTGATAAACTAGGAATCAATGTAGGTAATCACCAAAGCGCAGTTACTAATGGCATTGCATCTATATTTGGTGGTGGAGCAACTGCATCTGCACAAATATCTGCAAACATCAGCACACTAGCAGCCGCTATTGCAAATTTTGGCACAGTATATGATGCGACACAGCTAGACAAGCTAGGTGATCCATTTACATTCACCCAGTACATCATCGATTCAGGATACGATTTTAATCCTCCCGACAATTGGCAGTCTATGTCTAAAGATGAATTGACCTATTACCTTAGTGGTATCATTGGTCCTGTGTACTCTCGTGTAATAGAACTAAGCGGCATACAACTACCAGCTGGGTCAACTGCATCTAGTTTAGGTGATCTATTAGATCTATCCAAGGTATTTCCTGCTGCCGCACTAAATCTAGTGCCAGGTAAGAACTTTGCGGGCTTGGCTAACATGTTTGTTAACCTAGGCGGCAAGTTTAAGAGCTTTGCAGACGTTGCTGGTATGCTAACCAGCATACAAATTCCAACACTCACATACCTTAACACCTACACAGCACCAGTATCTACTGCGGATTTTGCTAACCTAACTGTACAACTAGGTCGCGGCAATGGCGCAGTAGGAAACCCTACTATCACAGACATACTAGGAACCGTTGCAGGTACTGTACATACGGGGAATTTAACAACAATTAGCACAGCTTTGTCGTCTATTGCTAGCACAGCAAATACCACAGCATTGGTGTCTAGCTTGGGCAACTTGGCTACGGCTTGTGCCACAGGTAACGTGACTTTTATTACCAGCAACATTGGATTGTTGAGAACAGCAGCCAACACATTCAATGCAGACCCTGCGGTAATTGGATTGTCATTAGCTAACGTGGCTATCACCAACATGCAAGCCCAACTGTCACTGGAAGCTACAAACTTATTAGCAGCCGGTATATCACTGAGTTCTGTTTCCTCAAGTGGTGTTACTGGCGTACTAGGAATGGTAAACGGATTACACGACTATGGAGTGGACGCAAACCAACTAAACTACAACCAATTTTTCTCTGGCATTGTACAACACAATGTTGGGGGAGATGCAGTTTTGGCAGCACTCGCCGAAGGCCAAAACATCAACACCCAGGCGCAATTCTCTGTGCCGATTGGCACAAAAGCAGTCTCAGTCTCATGAGATTTAACCCAATATAACTTGAAAATAATTGTAGATTCTGCTATAATACGCTCAGTTAATGAGTTATAG